TTTCCGATCTAAAAAAACAATCTAAATTAGGTTCTCTTACCAGTAAACTGGTCAAGGAAATCGAAAAACAAAACAAATCTCAGGGTGGTTCTAGCGATGATCGCTTATGGAAACCCGAAGTAGATAAAGCAGGTAACGGTTATGCTGTTATCAGATTTCTACCTGCACCCGATGGCGAAGATATGCCATTCGTAAAGTTATATACTCACGCATTTAAAGGTCCTGGTGGATGGTATATTGAAAACTCTAGGACTACAATTGGTGGTAAAGATCCTGTATCTGCATACAATTCCGAACTTTGGAATAGTGGTACTGATGCTAATAAAGAAATTGCCCGTAGTCAGAAACGTAAACTCTCTTACTACGCAAACATTTATGTTGTAAAAGATCCTACTAACCCTGAAAATGAGGGTGGTGTATTCTTATTCAAGTTTGGTAAGAAGATCTATGATAAGATCCTCGCTGCTATGCAACCTGAATTTGAAGATGAAGAAGCAATCGATCCTTTCGATTTCTGGAGAGGTGCTAACTTCAAACTAAAGATCAAGAAAGTTGCAGGTTACTGGAACTATGATTCTTCTGAGTTTGCTGCTGTTAGTCCACTTTTAGACGATGATGATGCTATGGAAGCAATCTGGAAGAAAGAATATGGACTTGCAGAAATTGTTGCTGCTGATAAGTTCAAGGATTATGAAATTCTTGAAAAACGTATGAAGACTGTTTTAGGTCTAGAAGGAGCAGTACGTCGTCCTGATCCTGAAGTTGCTGATGAAGATGATAGTAGAGGTGAATTAGAAGATTATAGTGAAGGTTTACATCAAAAGGTTGAGACACCTACGATATCAGAACCATCATCTGATGATGACCTTGACGATATTATGGCAAAGTTCCAAAAACTTGCTGAGGCTTAATAAGATCCTCTCTTTGTTTTTGTACCTCTGCGTTGAGAGGAAACAGCATACTTATATGCTGTTCTTAAATCATTAATAAACAATCCTAAGAACTGAGGTCTTAACAAATAGATCTCAGTTTTTTTATTGTTTTCTTCAAATTCATATGCTAGGTTAGAAACACTCTTTACTGGACTTACTGCAACTCCATTTAAATACACTGTAAAATTGGAATCAACCCATTTACCTTCAGGAACTATTAATTTATCATTAGCATCTCTTAGTTCAGTTGTTTCGTAGTGATGAATGTTTTGAATATTGTTTTGACCATACTTTCTGTAGATGAAGTTGTAAAAGTCTTCTCCTCCTAGTGGCCACTCATCTCTTAGATTGATAATATTATTAGTGATTAGGATAACATAGTCCAATTCTTGATCACCATAATATTCTAAGGCAACTTGATCAGGTCTAACTCCATCTGGAATGATATACCTGTCAAAATTAGTGACATTATTATAAACCTCATCAATGAGTTTCATTCTCTTGAAGAGGTTTTTAGTTTTTATATACTCTTCTCTTGAGTTTCTATAAGTTGAAAAAGGACTTTGAAATTCAAAATCTGGTAGTTCTCTGAAATAACCCATTAGTATCCTGTTCCTCGTAGACCTTCACCAGTGTCATAATCTTCTTTGTAAATTGGGTTGAGTTCTTGAAAAGACAATGCTAAATTCATATGAGTTGGTGTTGCATCTTCATATGTACTATACTGTCCACTAGCAGTGTAGTTTACAGCAGCCTGAGTGAGTGCACAAACTTTATGTCTCTTCAAAAATCTATGTGGTTGAGATCCTGTCATGAATTCAACTTTCCATACATCTGGACTCTTTAAGAAAACTCCTTTTGAACCTTTTGATGCAGACATACATTGTTTGAAAGTTCTAATAATTTGTTTAACTGTTTGACCTTCCTTTGGACTTCTTGGAACTAATTGAAACTCATATTGAAATGATCTTAAACTAACACCACTGAATAGTGCTTCTTTGTTTTGGTTTATAATTCTTCCTTCAGTTCTTGACTGAATAGCTTGTGTATCAACATTTCCACCTAATGCATTGACTGCCTGTGCTGCCATTTTGTTTTGAAACTGATTGATAAGTGCTTCATCAGATCTACCAATTTTATCAACGAAACCTTGAATTGTACCACCAGCGTTTTTAAGTGCCTTTCCTGGTTCATCTAGTTTTGCATCATTGTTTATAAGTCCTGATGCTGCTTCAAATCCTGCCAAAGAAAGAGCATCTACTTCATTTTCAGCCCAACCTGCACTCTGAGAATCTCCTATGTTCTGTGGCATTGGTAATATAATTGTCGCTTTATGTTTTCCTTGAGCAGCACTTACCGCTGAACCTTCTTGAACTTGAAGACTACCATTCGCACTTAATCCTCCAGCTGGTTTATATTCAATACAAGTTATCTTCATATAATCCATTGAAGAGTCAATCATATCACTAGGATATCGCAAGATACTACCTGCTGATTGTCCACCTGCGATAGATCCCAAAACATTGCTTAATCTTGAGGTATAATCTGCTATTTTGCCTAGTGTAGTAGGTACTTCAGTAAATCTAACCACTATTTTCTGATTGAGGTTCCAAAACTATTTATAGAGTTATCTGCTAGTTTTTATTCTGGCATACGGAATATGCTTAATATCTTCAAATTCACTCCCTCTAACTAGGTGCACTTGACCTACAATTTCTGGGAATGTATAGAATCTTAATTCTCCACCATGATGAAAATTAATACCTTTAAATCCCCATTCTGTAATCTCTGTACATGCTATTAACGGGTGCTCATCATATGTAATATTAGGTGTCTTTGGTTTATAAATGAATGTATAATAGTTTCCTACCTGTGGAACAGTTCCACTCTCATCTAAAACTGATATAATTGACAACATCATATCATCAGGATCTTCCATACCATTCAACTCTTCCACAATAGGAGTAAGTCTATTGTATGTTGGTGGATTTAATACCATTACTTAACACCTAGTTCTTTTTCAGTAAATATTCTGAATTCCCAAAGTCTGTCTTTACAAAATTCTTTGGCAGCATCCCACTTTGCTTCATTTGTGACATATTGGGTTACCTCATATAAGTATCCTTTTGTTTGTCTTTTTGGTTTCTTAGGAGGTCTTGTTTGTTTATCTGGTTTCACCTCAATGATAGATCTACAAATAGATCCATTAGATTTTATGTATTTAATATAAAAGTCAGGAAAATATCTATGTACTCTATTATCTAAGGGAGAACGATATGGTATGAAAAATTCTTCACTTCCCCACTCTAAAATATTATCATTTAAATCACAATAACACATGAACTTACGTTCCCAAAGAGAACGATAGATGATGTTTGTTGGATCACCTTTGTACTTTTTAGGATTCGTTGGTCTATATTTTCCTTTATATGCCATTAATATTTATCACTACCTTCCTATATAGTATAGGCAAATCATAACTACAAACGTGCAAAATCTTGCAAAGGGTGCTCAGATTGCTGCTGGATATGGAAGATTAGCAGCAAGCATATTCCCTAATAGTAAAGCAATAAAGAAAGTATCTGGTATTCTCAACAATGCTAATGACATCGCTGACGCTTTAAGTGGTGGCGGTGCAGGATATACTGGTAATAGGTCAGGTCCTGGAACAGCAAAAGGAATGGCAGAAGTTATTGCTCAGTTTGGTAGATTGGCACAGACTTCTCATTATGAAGTATCCTTTGCAGGTTTTATGAATCTATCTAATCTTAGTGGATTCTTACGAAATAAAGGAGTTGATACAGATTTTATTACTAGAGAACTAGGTTTATTGTGTAGTAGTGCTTCTCTTCCAACGTCTCGTTATGCTATTTCTGAAGTAACAAACTTCATGGGTGTTAGAGAAAACTTTGCACATACAAGAACTTTTGTTCCTATTGATCTTACTTTCTATGTTGATAAAGAATATAAGACATTAAAGTTTTTTGAGCATTGGATGGAATATATTGCTAGTGGTGCAGAAACTAGAGATGGGATTTTTGATAAAGCAAGACCAGGATATTATGTAAGAATGAAATATCCACAACAAGGTTACAAATGTGACACTATACAAATTAAAAAATTTGACAGAGACTATCAATATCAGTTAGAATATAACTTTATTGGATGTTTTCCTCTTGATATTGTTGCTGTTCCCGTTGCTTATGACGGATCACAGATTCTTCAAATGACTGTTACCATGGCATACGATCGTTATGTTTGTGGTGCAATTGATAGTAAATCTGTATCTCAAGGAACTTTCGGTAACTTTATCCCTCAATTAGGTGGTCTTGCTATTGCTTCTGCTGCTGCTTTTGGTGGAACCTCAGCTCTAGGTAAAATCAATAGTGCTGCAAACAGTCTTGCTGGTATTTCTAGAAATGCTAGATCTTTACAGGGATCTGTTGAATCTATCAGACAACGTTTTATTTGACCCCTATATAATATACTGAAATTATAAATTATGCCGTTACCAACCATTACAACTCCTACGTATGAGTTGAATTTGCCATCGAACGACAAGAAAATTAAATATCGTCCATTTCTAGTCAAGGAAGAGAAAATCCTTATCCTTGCAATGGAGTCTGAAGATACAAAACAAATTACAAACGCAATTACTGACGTTCTTAATTCATGTATCATTACCAGAGGTGTTAAGGTAGATAAATTACCTACCTTTGATATTGAGTATCTCTTCTTGAATGTTCGTGCCAAGTCTATCGGTGAGGTTGTAGATTTAGTTGTAACCTGTTCTGATGACGGGGAAACAAAAGTAGATGTCGCAGTCAACCTTGATGATATTAAAGTAGAAAGAAAGGAAAATCATAAAACAGATATTAAATTGGATAAAAACCTCTCCTTAAGGTTAAAGTATCCTTCAATGGAACAGTTTATTAAGAGTAATTTTGATTTTGATGGTACTAATGTAGATGCATCATTTAAAATGATCGCTGGATGTATTGATCAGATTTACACTGATGAAGAAGCATGGCCAGGATCTGATTACACTGAAAAAGAAAGAATAGCATTCCTAGATCAACTAAACACTAAACAGTTCAAAGAAGTAGAACAGTTTTTTGATACTATGCCTAAACTTTCACATAAGATGACAGTTAAGAATCCCAAAACTGGGGTTGAAAATAATGTGGTGCTTGAGGGTTTGGCGTCTTTTTTCGTATAATAATGGCACAAGAGGATCTTGTGTCATACTTTAAGTTAAATTTTGCCTTGATGCAGTACCATAAATACTCTTTGACAGAGCTTGAAAATATGATTCCTTGGGAAA